CCAATACCTTTTTCTTTAAGTATTGCTTCTATTAACAATTTATCACTACCAGCTAAATTCTTTTTATACTTAGGATTAGTTGTATATAAAACAGCTCTTATGTATTGTTTTAGTTGTTCCTTTTGTTTAGGTTTTAAAGATTTAGAATTAATTAATCCAGATTTATCTATTCTTTTAATTACATTATCTGCAATTTGTTCGTCTTCTAATCCTTTACCTAACTCATAGTTTAAGAATGTATGAACTAATGAATATTCTGTAGCTTTTCTAAATGCTGCTTTTTTAGCTTGTTTGATTTCAGCGTATCCAGAATTTTCTATAGTTCCCTTTTTACCGAAGTTTAAGAGTATGTGTTTCATTGCAGCGTCTAGTGTAAGGGTAGGTATTACATCGTCTACTAAATTCAAAAATTCCCTAGCTTCTTCTTCTGTAGCAAGTTTCTTAGTTTCTTGATAAAACTTAACTAAATCTTTTTCTAGTTGTTTTTGAACTTTACTATTTTTTATAATAGAGTTTAAACTACCATAAGTATTAGCTTCTAATGTTCTTACGAAAGATTCTTCTAATAAATGTTTTTGTTCTAAGTTAGATAACTTTTTAGCTATAGCTCCTCCTCTTCTTTTTGTAGTAAGTTGTGTAATAAGAGATACATATAATTCTGCTGTTTTAGTATCGTCTATTCCTTCATTTTTTATAATGTTTGTTATAATATCTTTAATATCACTTTTAACCTCGTTACTATTATTCATGATACCTTTTTGTAGTTCTACAAATGTGCCTACTGTCATAACAGTTCCTCCTACATCAATTAATGTTAGTTCAGGATATTGTATAGATGTTAAATCAAATATATCTGATTCAACTAATAATTTATTTACTCTTTTAATTAGTGGAGATTCAGCTTGCATTCTATACCATACATGACCACCTTCATGTATAATATCTGTACCTATAGTTCCTCCTTCTGATATTAATAATGTGCTACCTATAGCTAATGATACTGCTTCATTTCCAAAAGAATCTAAAAGTTGACCACTCAAAATATAAGCTTGGTCTGCTGGTATTAATCCTTTTTTGATTAGTCTTTGTAACATTACATATTCTCCTAATCCAGCGTTTGTATATACTTCGTGATTTCTTCTAGGTACAGCTCCATCATACTTTTCAAATGTATTATCTTTAGATGGTTTAGTGTCTTCTTTTTTAACTTTAGTTTTTATTTTTTCATAAATAGATTTAATCTTTTCTTTAACTTGTTTTACTTTCTCTTTTACTTTAGTAGGTTTTTTAGCTCTTTTTATATCTTCATCTAAAACAGCATAGTCTCTATATTCTATAGTTCCTATTACATTACCATCAACCTCAGCAACCATTTTATATTGATAAAGGTTGTTGTTAAATTGAAAAAATAATTGACCATCTATATTTACAACATTCTCTTGTCCTTCTTGTGGTAATATTAATTTTATTTTTACATCTACACTATCTTGATTTATATATTTAGCTAAGAAATTATCTATAGTTTGATTTCCTACCTTACCTTTTTGATTATAAAATTTAATTGTACTTCCCTTACTGTCTGTAATCATATAACTATTACCACCACTAGTAGGAACAATAGATGTAGCTTTTACTATAAGCTCTCCGCCTTTTTTAACTATAGCTTCAGCTAATTTTTTAACCTTTTCTTTTATAGGAATTTTCTTACGAACCTCTTCGGATTTAGGTTCTTCAGGTAATTTTACTTGTTTTTTTTCAGTTACCGCTTTTTTTTTACTTTCTCCCTGTTTGTTTGCCCACTCCGTGTATGACTCTGTAATTGTTCCGTCTTGCTTTCCTTTTAAATATTCTTCTGCTTTTTTATAGGTTTCAACACTTACACCAGACATCCCTTTCATTTTCTTTTTAAACTCAGTAAAAGCTTTTCTTATTTGTTGTGCAGTTTTTGATTTCTTTAATATTCTTTCTGTTCTATCAACAGCTTCAACAACATTCTTTTTTGTTAATTTTTTTGCACTTTCAATAATATCTTTTCCTCTTAATTCTTGAACAGATTCTACTCCTTTTTTAGCTGCTGATGAAACCGCTTGCACTCCTTTTTTACCTAGTTCTGCTCCTTTTTTAACTCCTCCTTTAATAGCATCAAAAGCTTTACTTAAAAATCCTTTTCCTTCTTCTTTTTTCTTATACTCTCTATATTCTTCTATAGACATGCCAGCTTCTTTAGCTTCCTTAGCGTTCATTCTTTTTTCTCCCTTCTGTGTGTATTTTTCCATTTCATCGGAAGTAAGTCTAGATTTATACCTTTTATCTACCTCACCTTTTTTGGTCATTACCTCTTCCTTTTGTAAATAAAAGTTTTCTATTTCGTTTCTTAATTGATTTTCTTCTTTTTCTAATTCTTCTAAAGTAGCCTTTTCTTCCATGTTAAGGTCGTTCAGTTTACTTTGTTGTTTTTCTTTAGAAACATTTTCTTTAACCTTTTTTCTTTTTTCTTCAAATATTCCTTTTACTTGTTCTTGTTGTGAGGTATTTCTAGTTAATCTATTTTCTCTATAAAAAACTTGTTTAGCTCCTGATTCAGTTAATGTTGTATTTACAGAATGTTTCTCATAGTTTTCAACCATTCTATCTATAGTTTGAAATACGCCCTCCATTCCTTCTTCCGTTAATTTACCATCTTTAACTTGTTGCTCTATAACTGATTTCATATTACTTCCGTCTCCATTATAGTTCCATATATGGTCTGCAACTAATTCGTCAGATAGGTTTTGAAAGTCTCTCAATGATTCTTCTGAATAACTTCCATCTTCAGATAATAATCTTAGTTGTTCAGTTTTCTCTATTTTTTCATCTAACATTTTTTGTCTTTCAGCGATTCCGTCTACTACTCCTCTGGTACCACCCATAGCTCCTCCTAATCCTACAGATGTCCAAAATATATCTCTTGCTTCTGCGGTAAATGTTCCGTCTGCTTCAGTTAGATAATTTGAATAAGAGTCATATCCCAACCCTTTTTCTTCTTGTAGATTAGCATATTTAATCCATTCTTGATATGTTTCTTGTACTCCTTCAGTAAATCCTTCTATTCCCGCATAAACACCAGCTGTAGGTAAATTTATAAGACCTCTTTGTATTAAAGGTTTTATAACTCCTCCGACACTAGCACTAAAAGCCATTGGTTGTGGAGTTAGTCTAGCTACTCTATTTATATTCATAGTCTTACCTAATCCTCCGAATAGTAACCCATATTGAACTATATCCACAGCCGCCCATTTAGAGTTGTCCCAAACAACTCCACTCGCAGCACTTGCTGCTTGTTCTTTAGTTAACCCATCTTTAATAGCTTGATTGTAAGTTTCCCCTCCTAAATAAAATCCTTCAAATGTATTAGCTGCAAGACCACCACCTATAGCTTTTGAAACAGTTTCAGCTCCTTTTGTTAGGATTACTCCTTGTTTACCAGCGTCTATAGCAAGATGTTTGGTTATACCAGAACCTCCAACTACATTTGTTCCATATAATAATTTAGATACTTTAGAACCTTTGTGTGTTGTACTTACCATTCTTCCCATTTTACTTACTTTTAACCCCTTTACAGCCCAACTAGCAAATCTACCTGCAGCGAAAGCTCCTCCTCCATATGGTATCATAAAGGAAGCTGCGTATGGTATAAGTCTAGCTACTTTATGGGTCCACATTTCAGCTTTAAACATATCTGCCCATGTTACGTCTTGTAAGTCTTCTGATATAATTAAAAGATTTTCGTTTTGAAACTCTTCTCCTTTCTTCTTTAACCAATCTCCTACAGCGGTATTTGGGTCTGGGTCATTTGGATTAACTAAAGCTGAAACAAAATCTATCGTATCTCCTGTGCCGTAAACTAAATCTCCCCAACCCGCTCTTATAGCTCTACCGAAATCTGAAGTAGCATCTCCCATAACGGCGTCAGGGTCAGTCATATATAAACTTCCTGTTTCAACATCTCCTCTCATTGGTTCTGTTAAACCTTGTGTTAAATTTTCTCTTGATTCCCTCTGAGCAGCACTCTTGAAGTAATCGTCAACATCTCTTTCTTGACTTACTTCTTGTTGCGTAGGAGCTAACATACTATTAAATATATCCGAAGAAGTCGGCATAGATTTATCGTATCCTTTAACAGCGTCTTCTGGAGCCATTAAATTTTCATTAAGTATTGTTGGTAAATCGTATCCTTCTACTTTGTCTGCCATATTATTTATTTATAGTAAAGTATTGTGACCAAGATTTATTTACTTTTTTAAATTTATTAAATGTTTCTTTATCAGTATTTTTACTATACCAATTCATAAATCCTTTTGGTCCACTTTTCATTGCTTCTTGTAGTTGAGCGTTCTCTGGTTTACTTAACATAGAACTTAATCCAGATGTAGCTTCTTTCATAATTTGATTTGTCTTAGCCATATCTCCACCAGAAACTTTATTTGCTTCTGTTAATAACCAACTCATTATTATAGGAGATGTAAGATTACTTTGTTCTGCACTCACTCCTCCAACAACAAGACTTGTTTCTATACTTGATTTATATGTATCAGCTACTTGTGGTAATATTTCTGTATTACCTCCTGTATAAACATTAGCTAACTCTTGAGTTAACATTGTTTTTCTTTTTAGATAAAAAGCATCATTCTTTTGTTTTGTTTCATAAGATAATGATTCGTTATATACTTTACTTAATGATTCACTATCTGTTGTTGCGTCCATTTGTTGTCTAAATGACATATTATTCATATCTACTACATCGTAATACATATCATCAGATGAAGTATAATCTGTATCAATAAGCTCGTTTACCATAACTATTTCAACTGGCATATTTCCATATTGTGACTTTATCTTTTGTATATCAGCTTTGTCTGTATCTCTAGTTATTAAAAATGATGTTGGCTCTCCTGTTTGATTGTCTAATCCTCTTACTCTAAATCCTAAATAAGTTCCATTATATTTTAGGTCCATTTGTTCGCCTTCTCCATAAGGATTGAATCCTAAAGCTCCCGCTGCAAATCCAACAACCCCACTAACAGCTCCTACTACTAAAGCTCCTGGACCTGTAACTGCTCCTACTGCAGCTCCCCCTACTGCAGTTGTACCTCCAACTTCTATTCCTCTTTCCCACCAAGTTCCAGATATATCATCATCTGTTACCATAGTTCCAGTTTCTGTATATAATCCTTTTACGTCTATATCATTAACCGTTTGGCCATCTGCAAAATATGAATCACCATAATGAGATTTTAAAACAGAATTTTGTAAAGCTGGGTCTGTTAATATTCTGGCTGATGACATTAACTGATGTCCAGCTATAATATTTGTACCTCCTAATTTACTATGAGGATTTTGCTGACTATCGTATCCTCCTAACATTTGCCATACATCAGAATATGATGTTCCGTCTTCACTACTTCTTCCTTCTAATAAAGACGCAAATCCACTTTTATATTTTCCTCCATGTTTTTCTTCCATTTCAAAAACATCTGATAATGTAAATGCTCCTGTAGAGCCTTTATATTCAGAAAGTAATGCAGGTATTTCATCCATATTACTTTGAAATTGATTAACATAAGATGTTTCAATTTTCTTTTGTCCATATACAGGTTCTCCAGTCCAATTCAACGCATCTTTTATCCAAGTTTTTACAGCTTCTGGATTATTTTGTAATGTCCCCATATCCATTCCAGTATCTTTAGCCATATCTGATAATATAGCATGCATATTATGAGCGTAGAAAGTATCTACATCTATTTCTTTACCCATATCTGTGTCTGCCATCATAGAAGTTATATCCCAGTCTCCTCTCATTCCTCTATAATCAAATTCATCTGTTTCCCCTGCTATAAACGCATCGTATCTATCTTTATCTCCAGGCATAATTAACATTGATGTTTCTGTATTTTGAGCGGTCGCTATAAAATTTGTTAAATTAGCTTTGTTGTCAGCAACTCTTCTTAATATCGGATTTCCCTTTGTAGGGTCGGCATTTGGATTATTAATATTCATCTTATATTGATTTATATAATAATCTAAGTTACCATACAGTCTAGCTTGTGTATAATCTCCGTTATATTGTTGAATTACATTTTTTATATCTCCCCATCCAGAATGTTCTGCATGCCATGTCTTCATATCATCAACATCTTTTTGTCTACCAAAAGAACTATTTAATAGTTGTGTAGCTGATGCTGAAGCATTATCTAACTCTAATTGTATTTTGTTTTGTTGGTCTATTCTTTGAGCTTGTTGCGTTTGCATCATTTGCATCAATTGCATCTCTTTCATAGATTCAGCGTCTCTTGTCTTTTTTCTATCTTGAGAAGACTGATATCCTGTGCTTAAAGTTGACCAAAATCCATAGTCTATTGCCATTATTCTTCGGTTTCGTTTGTTGGTGGATTCTCTTCGTATTCACTGGTTAATTTGAATCCATTATTTTTTGTATAATTATTCATCATCATTCCTTTTAATTGGTCTATAAGAGAAGAATTACCACCCATTCCTGATAAAGCGTTTGCGAACGTAAGCCCAGCAAACTCAGAAGCAGCTTTTTTGTTTGCTAATTGCATTTGTAGATTTTCTGTTCTTTTAGCTTCCTGTTGCGCAGCGTCAAAGTTTTCTTTATAAGTTAATAATTCAGTGTATGCTTTTTTATTCTCCCTTTGTAGAGCAGCGTCTTGAGCAGATACTTCTAATAAAGCTAAACTTCTTTTTGCGTCAAATATTCCTGAAGCAGCTAAAAACTTAGCTCTATCTCCAGCTGTTCCTCTTACAGTATTTTCTAATCCTTGTTGGTAAGCTGTGTCTATTCCTCTTCTTATTTTAAGTTCTTCTGATGGATGATATCCTCTTTTAGATAACTCTTTTGTTTCTCTTAAATGTTCGTGAAACATAGGACTTAATTTAGCTTGTTGCATAGGAGTAACATCTTTCATAGCTGCTGCTAAAGCTTTCTTTCCCATTACAGCGTTAATTAAAGCATCTGGACCTCCAAATGAATCCATAATTCCTGTAGCAACATCAATTGTTCCTTGTAATATATCTTGTCCTGTAGGACCCTGACTTCTAGTTTCTTCATTTGTTGTTTCAGGTTCTTTTGTTAAATCATATTCAAATGCTTCTGGACTATAAGATACTATTTCGTTTAATTTTTGTTCTAACAAAGAATTATCAAAATCAGGGTCGTTTATTTCATCAAATAAAGCAATTTGTTCTGCAGATAAATTAACATCAGGATTAGCTCCTGTTTTAAATATTTGTTTTTTTCTGCTAAGTATAAATTCATCTACTTCTTTTATACTATTATAACGAGAATGAACTCCTTTTGGATGTCCGTGAGTTCCACTTTTGACATTGCTTAATAGTCCTGCTGTTTTGTTTACTTGTCCTTGTATACGTAGATAAGGTGCATTTTGTCTTAACCCTTTTAGTTCTTCAGCTTCCTCTAATGTAATTGAACCTTTTTTTTCTTTCTTTTCTAAATTTATTGCTCGTGTACCCACATCTGCATATAACCAATCACTGTCCACATAATAGGATGTTCCAGTATTCCAATCAATTACCCTCGCAAATCCTGAACCTGAAAGTCCTCCTACAGGTTCTACTGTAGTAATACCAGAATTTGCTAGGTCGTTTTGTGCGTTTGCTATAACTGCTAAATTATTCTTATTTCCTTCCTCTATATATTCCCTGTCTTTTAATAAAGCGTTTAGTTGGCTTATTTGCTTATCATCAGCGTCAATATTAGTAAGATATACTAGTTCTCTAGATGTTCTTGAGTCTCCTGTTATGTCTCCGTGTCCTACATAAGCTTTTCCTTTTTTGTCCCATTTTAATCTTTCAGTACCTTTTATCTCTCCAAATCTATCAGTGTATTCAGTTGGTAACTCACTTTTTTGCTTAGACTCTTTTAATGTTTCAAGTGTGGTTAATATTTTATCTCTTTCTTCTTCACTACCTTCAAAGGTTCCGTCTTCAATACTTTGTCTATCTTTTTCTAATTTACCTATAGCTTCTGTTCTCTGGTCATTATAAAACATACTAAGTTGCTGTGTATCATTATTTTCTAGAGCCTCTTTAAATGTTTTTATATCAAATACATCATCTTTTCTACCATGCTTGTTTTTTAATTCTAAATATTCTAAAGCTAATCTTGTTGTTTCTGCTTGCTCTTCTAGTTCCGCTATCTTTTCATCATCTCCAGCAGCAGCTCTTATTTGACTTTCTTGAGTATTAAGTGAATCTTTTAAATCATTTCTTAATTTCTTTTCTGAATCAGGAGTACTCCATATAACATTTTGGTCTTCTGCTTGAACGTCTGTAATTCTACCTAAACCTTTTTCTTCATTAGCAATTTTTTCACTTTCAATTCTATCAGATTTTTCTGAGTTAGTTTCTTTTATTCCAGTTATTTTAAAATTATCTTCTCTTTCATAATCTAACTCTTCTTCTTCATATTCTTGGTCTTGTATCTCACTGTTTGTAAAATCTCCTTTACCAGCTTCTATATTAGCGTCTCTTTCTGATTGGTTAGTTTTATTTTCTTCGTATAATTCATTGGGGTCCCATCCTCCATAATTGCTTATTATTTCAGAAAGTTCAGTTTGTTCTTCTGATGTGATTGTATTATTATTCTTTCTTTCGTTTAATTCATTAACCCTAATTGAATCACGTTCTCTATCTTCTCTTTCTTGATTTGTTTCAAATACTCCTGTCTCTACTTTATTTGCTCGCCTTTGTACTTCAAAATCTTCCTCCTCTAACTCATACATACGGTCATATATTTCTTCGTAAAATCCATCTGTTATCTGATAATCTTCTATAGGAATATCTTTATATTTTTCAGCTAGTTCTGGATTTTCAGCGAATATCTGGTCTATATATTGTTGTCTCTCTGTTAGTTCTTCTATTTCTTCTCTTGTCCATTCTTGGCTTTCTAACTCCTCTTTATATAGTTCTTCTAATTTATCTGGGTCGTTTGCATGCTCAGGATTATTGTTTAATATTTTTGCTTTTACAGTTGATTCATCATCAAGATAGTGAACATCTTGATACTCTATGTTTTCATAATCTATCTCCGTTGATTTATAAACGTATCTATCATTATCTTCATCATACTCTACATTTTCTGGATATTCTGTTACAGCTCCATTATCATCAATTGGCACTGTTATAGTTTCTGTTTTTTCTGTATTAGGATTATAAACCTCTACTTCTGTGGTTGTTGGTTTCTCTTCTATTATTTCTTCTACTACTACCTCTTCTTCTTCTGATGAAGGTGTAAATGTAGTAGCAGATGTTTTTAAATCATCTCCAGACATATTAGTATCATTTCCTTCTGTTGTATTTATAATATCTTGAGCGAATTGTGGATTATCTTCAGCAGCTTTTCTAAATGTTTCTATGACTTTTTTCTCTTCTGAAGAAGCTGCCGACATAACTGTATTATAGTCTTTACCTTCTTTAAATGTATATGTGCCATCTCCATTATCTACATATTCTCCTATTTCAAAAGTTTGTTCTCCTATAATTGGTATAGTTTTTTTACCAATTAATTTATTTCCTTCTAAATAAGCTATAGTTTTTCCAGTAGAATCTTTTATTTCTGCCTTACCTTCTCCTACAGTTCCGTCTATACTATAATTATCTAAAATATCTTGTTCTTCTGTTGATAAAGTAGATGTTTTTAATTCTACCACATCTTCTACTTCCTCTTCCACTACGTCTTCTACATTTAAATCTCTAATAACATTACCATCTACAAAATCTTCACTATTTACCTCGGTTTTATACAATTCTTCACCTGCATCATTTTTTATGGAAATAGTATAATTTTTATTAGTGTCTACTTTTTCTACAGTATAAGAACCATTCTCGTCTGCTATAACTACTTGCGTGTTTCCATCTTGGTCTGTTATAGTTACTTTAGCATTTGGTATTATAGCTCCTGTTTCTGTGTCTGTTACAACTCCATAAATATCACCTCCAGAAAGTTCTTCTTTTCTTTCTTTTTCTTTTTTCTTTCTATTTTCTTCTTCTCTAACTTCTTTTTGTAATTTTTCATCTTCTTTTATTCTATCTATATAATCATCAATCGATAGAGTTCCTCCTTCTCCTCCATTAAATGTATTGTCACTTTCTCTATAGGGTGTTATTAATCCTGTTCCATCACTTTCCTCTATTTGATAATGATATCCATCAAGATTTACAATATCTCCACTTTTAATAACTCCATTATCATAATCCTTTTTTATTTCTTCAGCAGAACTATATTTAGGAGAAGCTTCTAACATTTCTGGTGTAGGATTAGTTTCTGTAGGAGGCATATTGTAAGGGCTCTTTTCTTTTTCTTTTTCTATTTTTTTAGCTTCTTCCATTTCTATTCTTACTCCGTCTTTTTCAGCGTAAACGAAAGAATTTGGGAATCCTAAACCTACAAGTTCTTCTGTAAGTTTGTCTGCTGATTGTTTTCCTGTAAGTATCCCATCGTCTGTCTTATAAACACTATATTTATATAATTTTCCTCTAAGATGTTCTTTTATTACTGTATATCCTTCATCTTCTCTTAAGCTATTAATTAGTTTTTGTTTTTCTGCTGGAACAGTATGACCTTTCCATACACCAATTTGGACTTTATATTGAAGTGGAGGTGCTGTTTTGGTGTCTGTTCTTCCTAAGTTCGTTAATATTTCATTACCTTCAGAACCATCTGAAATATCATATTCTCCATCAGTGTTTTCATATACTATTGCCGCTTGTTTTTGAAGACGCTCGTTTGGAGCTCCTGGATTTGTTATTTCATGTAATTTATCTATTGCCTCTATATCTCCATTTTTAATAGCTTCAATATCCTCTGGACTTATATATCTTTTATGATTAGGGTCAAACATACCTCTATGTTCAGAAAAAGCAATTAAAATAGACGCTGAGTATCTTGGGTCTGCAGCTAATTCTGGATTAGCTACTAAATCAATATCTATACCATTTTTATTTAATATTTTTGTAATATTCTCGTAGTTCGACCTTCCTGTTAATTGCACTCCTCCTCTTCCTCTATACTTATATCCATCTCCTTCATCTGTATTTCCTATCCTTCCTTTATATACAAAATTAAAAAATGCTTCATCATCTTTTTTTAGTTCGTTTATTTCTTCATCTGATAGTTTAGCTATTCTTGAACCTGAGCCGAAAACTTTTCTTATTCGAGCTGCGGTAGTATTTTTATAACTTTTTTCTGAAGCTGTACCACTTTTACTTTCAATACCATTAAGTATATATAAAAGTTTTATTTGCTCATCATTGAGTCCAGCTCTTTTAGCTTCAGCGTCTATAGTTTTTCTAAATTCTTTTGGGTCTCCGTTTGCCATTATGCATACATATTATTAGATTTCCACTTATTGATGTTTTTCTGAGCTGTCATAGCGATTTGTTTATCTGTCATTGTAGATTTGAATTGGTCAGAAGCGTGGTCATATATACCTGCTCCATCACTTACTGTAAACGGTAAAGCTCCTCCTGCTGCATATATAACTCCTTCAGATGTAACAGGCATAGGATTGTTCTTGTGTGTTTCTGGTCCAGGAGTTATAGTTCCTTTTCTTATAGACTCTCTTATAGGAGCAGCTGCTTTTGCGTAATTTTTTTCTTTTAATCCAGCTTCTACTATATTTTGATTATTTACAATTAATTCATTACCTGTAAATTCAGCTTGAATTGCACCTATATTTTTACCTCCTGTATTAAATTTATATCTCATACCATGAGCAGCTTGATTGCCGTATCCTTGTCCATACGGTAGATTACCTTGTTCACGATATCTTGATGATTGATAATAGTCTCTTTTCTTTCTTTCTCCTATCATATTTTGACTATATAAGTTTTGTACACTTTTATCTGAGGTATGTTGGATTTCTTTCTCTTTCTTCTTTAGTTTTTTTGATTTTTTACTTCTAAAGAACCATCCTATAGCAGCTGCTGCAATTGGTACCCAAGGAGCGTAAACTCCTAAAGCCATTGAAACTCCAGTGGCGGTTGCTGCATCTCCAATTCCCATTCCTATTGCTTCTCCTGTATCATATGTATAAGGATTATTATCATTAGCCATCGCATAAGCTACAGCTCCTATTGTACCATATCCTGCTGCTCCCACACCAGCAATTGGTCCTGCTCCTGCAGTTGGATTTGGTATTGTCATTGCAGGAGCTGTTCCTGTACTACCAGCAGCAACCCAATCTGTATAAGCTGGATTTGCTACTGTTGCTGATACATTTGTTAACCCAGCTTTCTCCATTACTGCAGCGTTGCTAGTTAGATATTTGCTTCCTACCTTACCTAATGTAGGTGCAAGTTGAGTATTTAATGTACTAGCTGTAGAAACATTAGAAATTCCTTTTACCATTTTTTCTTCTGATGTAGGAGGCGTGTACATACTAGAAGGTATGTAATCGTCTGCTATTTCTTGGCTATAAGCTTCTCCTTGAGATTGATTATAAATATCATCAGCGGATTGATAAGTGTATGATGAAGCTCCGTATGGGTTATCAGGATTGTATTCAGCTAGAGAAGCTCTACGAGAATCCTGCATTTGGTTCATTAAGTCTAAGTAATTTGGCATTATTGATAAGATTTTCTGTATTTTGCAAGTATTGCAAAGATATTAAATTTATTTGTACTTCTTGTGCTGTATTTTATATTTATATATGTACCTCTCATTCTAGGTCCTGGTTTATTAGTAGCGCGTAATGGAAATCTTAATATTCCCTCTTGATATTTTGCAGCTGTATTAGAATCTATATTTAAATTTTCATCAGCTATAATTTCAGTTCCAAATGTTGCCGATGAATTTGTTAAATTAGTTTTTGCATTAGGAGTCATTATAATTTTAGCATTATCAAATACTTTAGTTGCTGAAGGTATTTCTGATATAGATTTAGTAATTGAACTTAATTCAATATCATTACCAGTAACAGCAGGGTCTTCATTAAAAAATACTGTTTTGTAATTATTAAGTTGTTCGTCCCATTTCCATACTGATAAATAATTATTATTAAAATCATTAGTATCATCATTTAAATAAGTCATACTTTCTGTAGATACAACAAAACCTCCTATATCCATCCATTTTCTAGGAGTTACAGAATAATAAGATGTAAAGGCATTTATAGATTCACTATAAACTAAAGTTTTTGAATTTGTTTCTGCAGAATAATAATAGTTTGGGTCTGTTCCAGTTCTTTTTATTTCTCTATTACCATTTTCATCTAATATTGAACTATGCATTGTAATTAATAATTCATTATTTTTATAATCAAAAATACTAGTTATACCATTAAACTTTAATGAATTATCACAGATAAAATTTCTACCCACTTTTTTAAGACTATCTAAATCTCCAGCACCCTTAATAATATTATTTAAAGCGTCTCTTTGTCCTAAATCATCTGATATAATTTTTAACTCATTACCTGTGTATTGCAACAATTTACCATATGTATTATCTATATAATATAAAGCTGATTCTGATGGAATTACACTTTCCATATGCCTTGTTCCAAATTTAGTAGAAATGTATAAATGATTTTCAACAGTCTCTCCTGTACCAACATTTAAAGTTGTTCCTAGTTCATCTTGTATCATAGATATAGGATTTACCATTAATTTAGAAAGTGATGATTCTTGTAAAACATATACATCATTTTTCCATTTTGTTAATTTAGTAACCTCTCCATATTGACTTTCCATATCATGAAAGGAATTTATCAAAAACACTTTAAATGAATCTGCAGGTTCTCCAGATATTTTTGTTTCTGAATAAACTATTTGATAAGGCAGTTCTAAAGATTTACAAGTTTGTGATTCATCTACAGATATAGCGGATTTTAAATTATTTTCTTGACTATAAACATCATTGTATTCAAAATCATTACCTACTTCAACATTAGTATCAGGTTGAACTTCTCCTAAATCTAAATCACCTGCTCCTAAATGATATCCCATTCTCATATCTGTATTTGTATCAGATTCTACTGGAAATATTTGCCATCTAGCATAAGACCTTTGTTCATGAGGACAACATGTTTTTTGATGTGAATAAAAAGTAATAAATGTATCTCCTCCAAAAACTTGTGACAAATGACCTTCTTCTGAATTACCATTTGCATCTTTTTTAATAGAATGATAATTTCCAGCAGGTATATATCTAGTTGATATAATAGCATTCAATCCTGGTCCTCCATAAGGTATATTATTTCTTACTATAGAACATAAAAATTTATAAGGAATATATGATGGGCCTCCCCATTCTCCATCTGGTCTTTCACCATATGCACTACTAGTTGCCTGAATACCTCCTTTTCTAATTATACCACTATTTTGAGTGCTTACTTTACTTTGAAATGCGTGATAATGAGTTCCTCCAGGTCCCATTCCCCAATGTCTATGTTCTAATATTCCAGATAAATCTCTTGGATTTAACAATCCTCTTTTTTCACCAGTATCTCCGTCTCCATCTATTTGTAATAGTATAGTTCTTTTTCCTTGCTGTACTGTAGAAATAGTGTCATATGTTCTATCATGTTTATTTGTATTAGAATCATATTCTTCTGTAGTAGGATTCATACCTGAAAAAAGAAAAGATGTTCCTCCTGAATACCAAGATGTGCTTCCATTTGTTCGTTTCTGTCTACCTCCTGCATAAAATCCTAATGTATTATTTGAAAAACCATTCATTATATTAGTAGCTTGACCCATTCCAGTAGGATTAGCAAAAGCTTTTTCTCCTTTATCTATCATTAAAATACCTTCTTTAAAAAAGGATTGTCCTACTTGTTCTCCTGGCCATAATTCTTTAGCTTGTAGTATAGTATGATGATAAATATCATGATGTTGAGATGGATTGTATCTAGTATTAGGAGCTGCTGCTCCATTTGATACAGCACTATTATCAAGGATTCCTGTACTTCCTGGATAATGACCAACAGCGTATCCACTCCCTCCATCCACAGACATTCCTATTCCCCAATATGTATCATATATATAGTATTTAGCAACTAATGCTGCATATCCTTCTTCACTACTTCCTGTATCAATTTTTCTACAATATCTTAAAGAATCTTCAGATGTACGTGTTTTATCTTGTGCATACCAAGTGGTTCCTACAGTAGATTGTACAGTATTTCTATCGGCACCACCAAGAGGTAGAGAAGTACCTGTAGCCCCAAAATTATTACCCGAACTATTAGACGAACCAAAGGGAACGTTAGCTGCAGTACCTGCTGTGTTAGCTTGTAATTCTGTTTTATGGTCATAAAGTAATTTCATAACAGCGTCAACACGTATTTTATCTCCTGTTCTAAAATTATAAGGAGAAAAGCCAAAAGCACTATCAGGAGCATCAAAAGTAAAAAGACTTCCCTGAACAGCGTGAGCACAAGCTCCTCCAGACCAATGTTGAGCGTCACTTTCATTCATCTTAATTTTATGAGAATCAGAATATTGGTCTTGTGTGTTTGGCATTACTTCATAACATCCAAAATATGCACTATGTCTTCGTTTATTTCTATCATTAAAAGGAGTGGAAAAAGTAGCATAATCAAATGGCGTGTTCCACCAAGTAAAACCACCATTATCTTTTGCTGAGGCTTCTTCAAATTCATTAAAAGCGTAAAAATGGTCATCAGAAAAAGCTGCGTTTTCTAAAAGTTTGTAATTAGCATTTGCTCCATTAGTCCAAAAAGCTAGATTAGAGTTTTCAGCTAAACCTATATATCCATTTAATATTGAATCATAGATATTATGCATTATTACTCCAGAATTATACTTTATCATATTGTCCTGTTCACTATCACCTGGCATCAGCTTAGTTGTCTGATTATATCCTTTCTGTGGTTCGTTATGACCATAAGCTACTGTTTGATTTAATATACCTTGTTGTAAAATACTTTTATCTGAATATTCTCTTTCAGCTCTAACAACTCTAAATCCTGATATTTTATCTCTTACTTCTAAGGGTATTCTAAATTCAAAATTTACAAATAAATCTAAAGAATAATGTATGTCATCATGTGTGGACATACCTCTACGTGTAGGTATTTGTTTAACTGTAAAGTGGCTCTGAAGTAGAGAAGATGTAAGTTCAAATACTCTAGGGCTGTACCATCCTCCAGAAGAAGATGAACTTATATCCCACATTCCATCAGGATGTACAAAAGCGGCAAGTAAGTCAACTCCATCTCCTGTATTAGAAGTTGTTTCCGCTTGTATATTATGAACAAAAGGAGCGGGATTATTTACTTTATGTGTAAATTCTCCAGTCTCTACATACCTTAAGGTTTCTCTAGTAATCCATGGACCTATAGTTTGATTAAACCAAGCGACATCTATTGAAGGTGTAGTAACTCCATGTATATACGAAGTTCTATGGTCTCCAGAACGCTCATGAGAAGCGAATAATTTTCTATAATGTAAACTATTAGTTGTTCCATCGTTTGTAGGTCTAGTAGGGTCATAATCACCGTCTTGTGTTTTTAACATTCTAAGAGGGTCGTTCATTTCTGGCATTTCTATATCTCCTATCCACAAAACATTTCCTTGTCTACCATTTTTATCATATAATTGAACTCCAAATCTATACATTTCTCCTCTACGATATCCCTTAAAGTTTCCTACCGCAGGGTCTTTACTTCCTCCTATAGACATAGTAGCTGTAAATGTAGTATCTGTATTATCTGTTACATTTCCACCAATTCCATTGTCAGATATATTATCTGTAGACATACCACTTATTGACGAAGCTTGTATATAAGGAGATGAGGAAACATTATTTTGCACATCTATTGGTTTTTCTTTTAATCCAAAAGTTATTCTACATCCTCCTAGTTCATTATCTGCATAATCATAACTTTCCCCTCCTAATGTCATTCCATCGGATAAATATCTATATTCATGACATTGTTTTTTGTGAATATCTACTCTACCATTATCAGGAATATCAATACCTCCGAAATCTGAAGTATCATCTCCTTTATATGTTCTCCATTTTGGCATTCCGTTTGACCAAGTTTCTCCTAAAGAAGGAGTTACTGTAGTTGGTATTCCTGCTGATAATTCATATTCATTTATTTGTACATCATTAGATGTAATTTTTCCTGTATTAGAACTCCCAGCTGAATCTTCATCTGCAATATTATATCTTCTAATTTTAACATTCCATTCTTTTTCACTAATTGTATTATCTCTTGTTTTTAAATTAGCAGCAAATAATATATTATCTTTAATAGCTATATCTTTACATATATCCCATGTATTTATATCTATCAATACATTATCTACACCTTCTATTAAGTCTCCACTCCATTGTGTATGATAAAAAATTACCTCTGCCGCTCCAACATTAAATTGTTTACTACCTACTCTAGACACTCTTACAGGGCCATCATTTTCAACATGTAATATAGCATATAGTTCTATTATATCAAAATCATTATCTAAATCTGTTACTGTTATTTCAAATCCTTGAGAACTAACATCTATATAAGGGTCTCCTGATGAACTTCCGTAATATTGAGAAGAATTTGAAAAAGAATGTTTTGAAGTATGATAAAGATTACTAAAAGGACTCATTACACTTTCTCCTCCATTAGAAGAAACATATTTATAACAATATTGTAATTGACCTACAGGCAAACTTCCTGCTAATGATTTTGTTACAACAACTTGTGAAGGAGTATGTAAAGGAGTTAAGTCTAAAACATCTGGAGATAATTTATTTTTTCCTGGTTGATTTATATTAATAGACCTTAATGGATTTTTATTATCTGTCCAAAATATTCTAGATATACATTCGTTCTCTACAATTCCTTCAACTCTTACAGGCATATCTAAATCCATATTTATATCAGGATATCTAAATTGGTTTAAATGGTCATAAGAAATCATTAAATCTGTAATAAGTTCTATATTTAAATCTTTATCAAATCGTACATTTAAAAATATAGTTTGAGTTCTATTAGGTAAACCATAATGAGGTATAACAATTATAAATATAACATTTCTATTATATGAATAATGACCTACAATACTAGCTTGATGATTAGACAAACCTGAACCACCTGATACCATTGTTCCTATAAATGGAACTATCCCTTCAAACGAAGCATTTAAAGGAGGAGATGTGTTATTATTATCACTTGGAAAATAATCTCCCACTGGAACTCCATTAATATCAAGAGTACTAGGGTCCATATATATTTCAGAGAAATTATCACCAGCTGTTGTAACTCCAGCTTTACCTGCCACTCTTGTTCCTAATATACCTTCTGGAAGACCTACATCATGCGTTTGTGAACAAATATCATCTAAGTTAAAAATCTTTTTATTTCCTAAAATATTTTCAGCTGTAAATGTACTTGCGTCATCATTTGATAATCGTATATTTAATGCGTCTCTATAGCTTCCCTTGACTTGATATCTTGGGTCTGGGTCTGTAATCATACCGCCTGTAAACCCCTGAGCTTGCGATAAATTTTTATTTGATTGTGGTTGAGATTGCTTTTTAGCCATCTTATAAATCTATTAAACCTGTGCTACTTTTTAAGGGCACTAGTGTATTCCATATTCTACCTATTTGTTTTAATTCTTCTGAAGTAGGCATATTATCATCTCCTCTTGCTTTACTACATAAAAAATACCATCTTTTTTCTAAATCCTTTACAACATACATAGATAGTCTTCCATTTATATAATCTATATTTTTGTATTGCCACATAATATATTGTGCTACTGCGGTTGCATGGCTTTCTTTAATCATAGGATGTCCTTTAGCGTCTACAGGATAAGACGAACAAACTATAGTTATTTCATCAATTTGGTCATGCTGTATATTTAATCTATTACCTTGTATATAATATCTAAACGCTCTTTGTCTTGTTTCGTTTATATTTTTACCAACTCTTTGTTTATGTATTGATGTTGGTTTTCTTAATTCTCTATGTTTATCTTTAGTAGAATTAGCTCCAACTCTTACTCCTAATAATTTTACCATGTTGTCTGGTAATCTTAATTGTTGATTAGATAAAAGTCCTTTTCCTCCTGTTAAATGAGAACTACTACATTGAGCATTTACATCACTAGACTCTAATGTATAATTATTACCTTCTATTCCTACTTCATTTTTTGTAATAGTTAAAGTTGTAGTATCTACTGTATATGTATATCCTTCTAATGAATCAGCAAATATCATTCCTGCTGCATTTGCAATATTAGAAGAGGTTCCATTAATCTCTGCGGCTAATTCTGTAAGAGTATCAGTAAGTGATGCTCCTATATTTATTGCGTTTGCTGGTTTCTCTTGCGTTAGACCTGTAGCATTAGAATTATCTCTAAAAAATAAAGTAACTCCATTAAGAGTTATACTATCATTATAAGAAGGATTTGCTGTAAATACTATAGTTCCACTTGCTGCAGCTCCTGTTGAAGAATATGTATATTCTGATTCTTCAAAGGTATCTCTACTTCCTATTAGTAATTCTGCTTCAAAAGCCCATTCAACCCATGAATCAATATATTGACTATAATCTTTTAATCCAAGATTACGACCTACTGTGTTATATATTCTTTCTATATGTGTATACATAATTTTATATTGTAGCTACAAATATTTCTAATTGCTGGTCTGCTATTCCTTTTACATTTATAGTTGATGCATTATCTAACGTGCCTGGAAGCAAGGTATCTCCTTCTATTTTTGTTCCTGTAAATATAACGCTACAAGCTGGAGCTACTTCCATATAGCCAGCGTCTGAACCTCCAGCTCCAATTGCACCGTCATCCAGTCCAACAGATAAAGTTGCTGTACCATCTAAGTTAGTAATTCTAATATATTTTACATCAGTTCTTTTAAATACTCCAGCTCCTTCAACTGACCCAAAACCAACTACTGTTGTTAAATCTGTATTACCAAGTTTTAATACACGTTTAGATGTATTGATAATACTAGCGAATGACATAGTAGATATTTGAGCAAAATCTCTTTCATCTGCAGCTACATCATGACCTATCGCTAAAGATTCTGTTATTGTTACTGTTAATGTACCTATATTTAAATCTGTATCTGCCATAATTTTTAGTTTATATTATTAATTACTCTTTTGTATATACCTAAAGGTACAATCTTACAAGTTTTATATTTCTTTGGTCTCACCCATACTAGTTTATGATAATAATCATCTAATATAGGAACCTTATATTTTACTAACTCTCCTGTTTCTTTACTTGCTTTTTGGTCTATCCTAACATGAAAAGCTCTTGTATGTTCTCTTTTATCTAAATACACATATCCCATGTTATTTGGTAAATGTATCTTTTCTTCTCTTACAACTAAATCTCTAATTAATATTTCAAAATATCTTTTTACAATATTATAAAATGTACTATAGTTTATTTTCTTTAATAAATCTTTTTTTACATTATTGTAAATTTCTCTAATTTGCGTATATTTATGTTTATATTTACTACTCATTATTTTTCTGGTTGCCCTATATTTATTTTAGAAGTGTTTGTATTATCTTCTACTAAATCAACAGGAGTTTTTAATAATAATGTCATCTCTACTTCTGCTACCCTACTAATTAATAAAGGTAAATCTTCTTCTGACATTGGATAATAACTTGTAGCGTCAATAAATTCATTATATGATTCACCTCCTGCGCCAATCATTATTAATTCTCTAGATAATGTAGGGTTTGTTAAAATTCCCCAAATATCAATTATATATTCAAAGTAATTAGAATCATCATTATCAACAGGAAAATGCCTCAAACCATTTACCTCTAAATTCATTCCTGCATCAACATTATTATAAGGAACAACATATGGAGTTGTAATATTTGTAAATTTATTAGCCCATCCAAACATAGCTTCGTCTTTTGTTTTTATAGGTATTTTAGCCCAAGAACTATATCTACCTATTCCAGAATCACCATTAATTCTTTTTTTCAATCTAACGTCTGTTAATCCATCGTTTTGAGCAACATTAATAGTATGAGGTATTTCTATAGTTTTAGCGTAAGTATTAAATTCTTTACCATCTGCATAATCTTTTCCATAATATTCTGTATTTGAAAAAGCTTTAGTGTTATACGTACCTGAACTATTATTAATAAAACTTAGATTACCTACTAAATCAAAGAGATTAAAATAATCAACCCTAACACTTGTTATAGGTTGTACCCACCTCCTATCTATAGGAGCTCCTGATGATAATTTTTCTTCTATTATCTTTGCTCTATGATAATGTATCCAGTGTTTAATTTGTCTTATACTAATTCCCTGCTCATGAGCTTCATTTCCACCAGATAATAATTCTTTGATATTGTACGCTATGTCGTTTAATGTTGCCATATAATTATATTAATTACAAAATTACGAAATTTATCTTAATTAAACAGAAATAGGCCCTTACAAATTAATGCTTGGACCTATCTCATTTGCACAGGGAGCAAAATCATAATGACATATACTATTGTTGCTGCTCGTTCGCCTGCACCGTATAATTTGTACTCTCTATGTTTGCTGTAAGTTTTCTTACAACTATATTTAAAATGTCATGTTGATATTGTTCTGGAATATCACCCCACTCTGCTACTGTTAAATGTTCTAAATAACGTATATTAAATGTGTCAGTACCTGGAGCGAAAAAATTTGGTGTAGTTGCTCCATGATGAAAAAACAATCTAGGTGTTACTGGAGGACCTGCAACGATAGCACACACAGGATTGTCAGGAGTTATTTCTTCAAATGGATTATTTGTCGTTCTTAATTCAGATAATTTATCGTCTGAAACTATTCTACATGTAACACCGTTTAATGCAGCATATGTCATATGATGGTAGTTTGGAAGTTCTACAAAGTTTGATGCTACGGTATATCCACTACTAAGTTGATTCGCATCTTTTCTATTACCATATTGTTCTGAAAAATCTTGATTAATACCCATTACTGCATACCTTGAGTTCATAAACTCAGATATAGATAGATTTATAAATATATCTTTTTCAGTATTTATAAAATAAGGTTGATTTGCCTTATCAATCATTAAGTCTATATAGTCGTATGCAGTATTTATATTCATTATTTACTATTTTTCTGTTTTTCTATTTCTTGTTCTAAAGCAGTTATACCAACACTAGATTTCATATCAGATGTATCTACCTCTACAACATCTTCAACTTTAGTTTTAAAGTTACCTCTAACTTGGTTTTTCATAACAGCATATACTTCAGAATTATCTTTTAACCATGCGATAGCATGTTCATCAGAAATACCTAATGTATAATTACCATGTTTCCAAACATCATTAACTTTTTGGATAACTTGTTTATCTAAAGCATTTTTTAAGAATACTCTGTAAGATTTATCAGCATCATTATAAATTTCTAAGAATTTTTCAGGAGCTGCTCCTGCTATTTGTATTAGTTTAGCTTTAACTATTTTATTTTCATGATTATCTCCGATACCAAATAGTTTTGATAAATCAACTAATTCTTTATCATTAATTTTTGTAGCTACCTGTACAGCTTCTGCAGATTTTAATACAGCATCTGCTTGTTTTTGAACATTTGCTTTTGTATCAATAAGTTCATAATGTTTTCCATTTGTAATAAATGGATGTCCTAATAAGAAATCATATATACGTTTATCGTATTCATTATCTATATCTAACGTGGTTAGTGGGTCTGACATTCCCCATCCATCTACAGGGTTGTCATCTGGATTTAACAATACAGCTGATTTGCCGTTTCTTTGTGTATAAGGACCAAATTTAACATAACTAAATCTTTTTTCATCCTTTGCTTTTACATAAACTAAATGTGCCATTTTATTTTAATTTTAATTAATACTCCCTTTTATTTTTTTACTTCTTTAAATATTCTTCTTTGTCCTCTCTCATTTGTAGAGATTCTTGTTTCTTGGTAATTTCTTTTACCCCATTTAAGTCCTGAAGATTTTCCTATAGAAAACGCTTCATTACCTCTCTCTTTTTCTTCATCAGTAACATCAAGAACCTTTCCGTCTCTTATTACTAATTTAAGTTTTAATCTTTTTGCCATATGCAAATATAAGGAATTAGGAGGGGACAAGCCCCTCCGTCCTCCATTTAATTATTATGAGTTAGCACCAACAATTTTATCAGTACCCATATCAATAGCTGTACATAAGTATCTCGTACCATCACTTACTAAATGAATACGGCTACCTACAACACCTGATGCTGCAAAGTGAACTTGGTTATTGTCAATTGCGTTAACACCAGTTGACATATCCATACTAGCACCTAAAACAGCATTAGAAGCTCCGCCATCAATCTTTACTATATTAGCAGCAGACGCTTGTAATACGAAAGTAAATTCTATACCAGCCGCAACTGTAGCTAATGGTAGTGTAATAGTAAAAGCACTTCCTTGAGCAATAGTATATACATTACCACTATTGTAATCATATAATGTAGTAGCTGCAGTTATTGCAGATACATTTTTTAAATTACCTCTAAACTTAGGAAGTCTTCCCTTCCCTTGTTCTGAGGATTTGCTTGATAAATCTAAATAATTTGCCATTTTTTTATTTTTTTAGGCGATATTGGGAGGCCGAAGCCCCCCTCTATCAAATTATTAACTTAGGCAGCTGAAAGAATACCACAAGATAGTGGGTTTCTAACAATAATACCTGATTCAGATAAAACGTGACATTGGAATCTATCATCACCGTTTTGAGCCATCATGCCTTTAGTATCGTAAGGATTTACCATACCTCCAACATATTTCTTAACTAGTGAACGATTAATACCAGCAGCACCTTTTGTAATTAATTCTACATTAGAAACTCCAGATGTAGAACCGAAGTCCATAAATACCATTTTGAAAGACTCTTTTAATCTAGTGTCTCCAAATGAATTTGTACCTCCAGACGCACCATGCATATGTGGGTCATCAAATACTGGACAATAAGCAATAGTAATTTTATTTCCTAAAGCATTGTACGAAGTAAAGTTACCTCCTAGTTCAACATCAGAACCAGCTTTGATATCTTTCATTGAACCACCTGTCATTGCACCAGCAGGAGCAACAATAAGGTCTTTCATAGCTCTATGGAAAGCAATTCTTCCTTCAGTTCCAGTGAACACAACCCAATGGTTACCTTCAGCTGTTTGTGAATTAAGAGAAATTTTTCCAATAAACTCAGTAATGATATCTTCTGTTAATGAACCAGCAGTATATGTAGCTTGATTAGATGAACTAATCTGAGCTAATACACCATCACCAATAGTGTGAGCACCATCACCAACTGCAACTGCAGGTCTTGCTGAACCATCAGCATATTCTCCAGCAACGATAGAATTAATAATATCAGTGTTTGTAGCAGCATAAGAAGTAGCAGCAGAAGATACAGAAGTTTCACCATACCATCTTTGTAATTCTTGCTCATACATAAATTGGTCCATCATGTGTTGCTCTTTAGTGAAGTACCAAAGTGATTGACCATTGTTTTCAACCCAAGAAACATCAGTGGCATCTTTACCAGTGATTGTACATTTCTTTCTGTTGATAGTCATCCAGTTTTTATAAGTATCTGGATACATGTTGTTTTCTCCAACATCAGCACCAGAAGAACCTACAGGGAATGCAGAACCTATTCTACCAGTTACTTGTCCAACTGTATTAGCAGCAGCTGATAAAGCTGAAATCATTTCAATTGTATATGTAAGAGAACCATCATGAGCAACTACTAAACCAGTAGCTCCATCAGAGAATCTAACTACATCATATAAATTGAACCAATCTTCCGCACCACCAGATGTAACATTTTCAAACTCAAATGTATCTGTCGCACCAGCAGCTACAGCTCCACCAGTACCTGTTGCATCTATTAAACATTTTCTTGATAGTCTATTCATTACTTTCCATTCGTAAGAACTATCACCTAAAACCATTTCAGAAGCATGTCTTCTAGTATGTTCTAGAAGATATGTCATAGAATATCTTGGGTAAAGAGATATTAAAGTTTTAGCAATTTCTGGATATTGTAACAAGTTTGCATTTAAAGCATTTGCAGCCGTTGTTCCATTACCATACGTACCCGTAGCAATTGTTGCCATTTTTTTTAAATTTATTAATTAAACATTATTTTAATTTGCTCAATTAACTTTCAACTATTTTAGACTTTGTCTTATATTTGTCTACTCGCTCATAAAAGCTTTTGGGTCGAATCCTTTACCTTTCGGTTGATAAGGATTACGGTTTTTCCCAGAGTTAAGGCTTGGCGATTGTATTTTGTCCATTAGACTTTTACTACCTTCGTTACGGCCTTGAGAACGAAGAATTTCTTTGATTTGGTCTTTATACAGCAGAAACATAGCGACGTCAGCGACATTGGCATGACTTGACCATAATTCATTTGCCATATCTTTAGTAGCAAATCTATAAACCTCTTCTTTCTGTTTTTTGGTTACTTTACCTCCCATGAATCTTTCCATATCTTTTAAGTGAGTTTGCAATCCTTCTCTTGCGTCACTTACTTGTTTATGTTTTTGTGCTGATTGTTGTTTTTGACTTTCAGCTAAATGTTGTTTTTGTTGCTTTATAGCTCCCTTAATAGTTCTTTTTATTTCTCTACCTTTAACAGCAATCATTCCGTTACGTTGCATTTTATCTACTGTATCGTCTATTTCAGATTGAGTTAGTCCATCAGCTTTTAATTCTTCTATTATAAGTTCTTTATTAGAATAATCTAAATAAGTTTCTAAAGTATGAATTTCAGGACTTGATATTTTATTTTCACTATCATCTTCTTTATTATTCATAGCCGCTAAAGTTTGTTTTATTTCTCCTTTAGACGCTCCTTTAATTCCTAATTCTTTTGCAATTTTATCCCAATCTAAATCATCTTCTTCTTTAGATTCTGTAACTGGTTCCCATTCATATTCTTCTGATGGTTCAGATTCTTTAACTTCTTCTTCTTTTTTATCCCACTTCCACCCATCTTCATCTGTTACTGGTTCTCCTTCATCATCAACTTCTGGAACTTCAACTTCTCCTAAAGAAGCTCCCTCTGTAAATGCTAATGGATTAAATTCCTGATTGTTTTCTTCTGTTTCTTTAGTAGTTACTTCACTAGCAACTTCTTCTACTAAACTTGATTTTTCTTCTGACATATTATTTTAATTTATTGGTCCCTATTTTGCAAAGATACAAATTATTTTGAAATCTTTTCCTTTGCTCTAACTTTATCCTCCATAGTTGTTTCTGATTCACCAGTATAAGTATTTTTTCTTTCTTCTTTTTTTCCAGAATCTTTACTTAATTCGTGGTCTGCTAATTTCTTATTAAACTCAGCATCTTGTGATGAATCGTGTATATCTCTTTTATCTTCTGATTGTAATGAAGCAACAGCCATTCTAGATTCAGCTTGAATTTCTGCAACTTGTATTTTAGTGTCATTATCCATTTGCTTAAGTTGAGCTTCAGCTTGAAATTTAGCTTGTTCAGCTTCTTGTTGAGCTTGTATTTGTTGCATTTCTCTTTGTTGTTGTTCTGCAGCTTGTTCTTTCATTTTCTCCATACCTTTTTCTAAAACATGTTCAGCTTCAGTCATAGTATCAGATTTTAGAACTTTTAATATATTTAATAAATCAATACTTCCAGCTTGTAATGCGGATTGAGCTAATTGTCCTACCACTTGTTTCATTGCGTCATCTTTTCCAGCATCTCCTACGTAAACTCCAAAATCTTGTAAAGCGATACTTGGCATTATATTTAGAGTTTTATAAGCTCCATCTCCTAATATCATTGCAGCTTTTTTACCTCCAGCCCAAGCAATTTTCATAGTATTACACAAACTTTCTAAAACTCTTTGTTTAACTTCCGCATGAGAATAAAACCAAGATTCAGTAATAGTAGAAGATTGAACGACACTTCTTTGTACGTTACCTACATATTCATATTGTTCAACCGCTCCTTCTCTTTGTCTTGTTACTCCAGAAAGTTGACCAGCCATATCTTCTAACATGACTTTAAGGTTAATTAACTGTTGAACAGACTGAGATAAAGTGAAGTCAACTTGTTGAAATTGATTAAATGAAGCTACTTGACCACCTTCATCTTTTGAATTAATAGGTATAATACCATCTGTTTTTAAATGGTACAATACTGTTTGCATATCCATTCCTACATTTGTAGGTATTTGCGATGTATCATAAACCACAGCTTTACCACCTGAACGAGCCATAGCTAATTCTATTTGGTAAACCACAATATTGTATAACATTTGTACGTTATGTAATAAATCTACTATAGAAGTAGATTGTCCTGTAGTATTTCCTTTTATACATCCAATATATGATAAAGGTGTTTTTCCTGGGTCGTCTACACTTCTAACTTGATTATCTCTTCTTTTTGCTTTAACAGTAATTTTTCCTCCAATTTTAGTAGCTTCCCATATATCATCCACCCATTTTGTTTCTACAACTTCTCCTTTTCTTTTTCTATATGTGTCTTTTACCATTTTTCTAAATGGTCTGTCAGGGTCATATCTATTAGGAGATAATTTAAATTTAATAGCTCTTAATGATTTCCATTCCGCTGATACTACACGAATACGAGTTTCTTTACCATATCCAGCATCCAGCCATAAAAAACTATCGTTATATCCTCCTACATCAGAACCAAATGCATTTCTCATAGAATCTAACTCTTCTAAATCTTCTTTAGTTAGCCATTCTTTAAATTCATCATTAATTTCATTAACGGACAACCATCTTTCTTCTCCCACCCAAGCGGCGTCATCTAAATAATCAGAATGTACAGAAGTATCATATATAACAGAACGTGGGTCTACTCTACGAGCGTGAGGGTCTCCATTTACTACATCAACTTTAAAAAACTCTTTGCCTGTTACTAATAAGTCTCTAAACCCTTCTTTAAATTTATCTTTCAAATTATATCTATTTAACACATACTCTAGTCCATCTTGAGCATTTTCCTCTATCATTTCTCTATAATTGTATTTCATATATACAGCTATATCATCTGGAACTGGCATTCCCTGCCCTTCGTCAGTTATAGGAGCTCCGTAATTTTCTTCAAATTCTGAATGAATTTCCTCTAATAAAGATTTCATTTGTATAGAGATTTTATGGTCTAGCTTTCTTACGACAGCTTCTTTATTAACAGTAGAAACTTTCATGTCTATAGGTCTTTTTAAATCTTCTCCTATAAGTAAATCAATTTTAGGAGTAATGATTGGATAGTTTACTAATCTAGCTGGATATGACAGTCCATATTGTTCTGTTATGTATGAGTAGTCCTCTTGATTTATATTACCATTATAGATAGAATAATTTACAATATCTTTTTCTCTTGACGATGAATACGTGCTACCATCATTAGACATATATCCAACAATAGAATCTAATACACTTTCGCACCATTCTATATTTTTTTCTTTTTCTGAAACCATCATTGATGGAAAGGCAGTTGTTTTTTTACTCATTTTAATTTAATTTAATTGGGGTACCATTGATACTTCTTTTATAATATTTTAGACCTATATCTTCTATTTTTTCTTCTTGTACTCTCATTCTGTAATTATCTATATTGTGAATTAAACATATACCAAAAGCCATAGCTCGGTCAGTATTTTTTAATCCGTAATTTGCCAACTCATCTATTAAATCCAAAAACCAAATCTCTTTGATATTCTCTCTAATATAATCATCTATCAAGTCTTCTAATAAAGCTTTCACTTGTTTATTCATGTGAACGCCATATTGATTTCTTGTTCTAGAACCTGGGTTATGAGCAGATTCTGGTTTTTCTTTCAAATACTTTAAAGCATTCATACGTTTAAAGTAATCTAATATACCTATCTTTGTATACTCTACTAACATTTTAGCGTTATAGTATACGGCCAATTTCAAACACCCATCCCAAAAATCTTCTTTTTTCTTAGGCCTATCAGTATATTCAGCAACAACGTAATCGCTTGGAATATTTGTATTTGCAAATCTACGATAAATTATTGCACTACCCAAGGAATCTGACGCTCCTGCTTCATCTTGGTCGTAAGAATCCACTCCTCCTATGTCAATTCCTTTAAATTCTGGCATTGGATGTGATAAAACTTTAAAAGGTCCAGCGGGATGAGGCCTCCATAAAACCTTTAATTCTTGGTCGTCATTTAATGCCCAATCTAAATATCCAGACTGTATTTGATTTTTATAATCCTTACTTCCAAGTATTCTTGACCTTTGAGCATTTAATAAAGATATATCAAATCTACTTTCTTTTGTATTAAGAAATGCCTCTTCTATAGTTAAAGGATAATTTTGTATATGTAAATTATATGCTTCATTATCTCCAGACTTTCTAATAATCTCCCTGTCTTCTGTTAGCTTATCTTTAGCTCCAGAAACATCTTCTATACCTGTCTCTATATCAAAGAAACCATAATAAGCTTTTGAAGCGGGAATAAACATAGGTATAAGGTTATATGCATCATGACTATAATACATATCCATAAAATCTTTAGAAGCTCTAGAAATATCACCACCTGTACCCCCAACAATAGGAACTCCAAATTGGATATCACCATCCATAAAACATGCTTTAGATGACATGTAAGCATTTTTGAGATGTTTAAATTCTCCAGCTTCTTCAAATATCATTAAAGACGTTCTTTCTCCTTTAAATACTTCTGGATTATCCATTGTTCTACATATAATTGTAGATTGATATCCACCAATTTCCCACTTACCATCCCTGTTTTTTTGTTTGTAACCTGAACGTAATATACCATCTGTATCTTTTAATACTGAATGTTTAAAATTAGGGTGTATCCCATTTAGACCTTTTTTAGTTTTATCAAAGAAAGCGTCTGCAGTAGCTTGTAACCCAGCGGCAACACCTATATCGTTGTAAGGAAAGAATGTATATTCGTGAGCAACCATACCAGAGTTCATATAAGAAAATCCCTTATCCCTCGCTTTAATAACAATCATTCCCTTTCCTTCTTCTTTACATGTTTCAAATAGGTTAAAATATTCTCTATCCATTTCTCTATACCACGGATGTATTAAAGATTTACGACCTCCTTTCTCCCCACTGTTACCCAGAATATAATAAAAATTTAGATAAAAATAATACTTACCAGAAATCTTAGGCATGCCTTTAGGTTTAAAACCGTCTATACATCTTTCCTGTTGTTCTGTCCACCATTCTTGATACGATACAGAACCTTCTTCTAAATCAGGAAATCCTTTATTAGGTATTGGTCTGTATCTTTGTGGGTCAAATTTTATCTTACCCATATTTTATCTTTTTAGGTTTGTCAAATCCAAATACATTTTTATTCATCATTTTACTTACTTCCTTTTTATCCATCCAATCTCTTAAATTAGTATTATAATGAGTTATACTATATTGGTTATATTCTTCCGCTCTTTCCCAATTTGCTTTTTTATAATGTAAACTATATCTTGATTTTAAATAAATAAGATTATTTTTTTTCTTATCTTTTTCATTTTTTCCTTTACGATTAGCTTGTATAGGTTTGTTTTTTTTACCAATAGGTTTTCTTATACTATTTCTCATTACATTTCTTTTATTTTTTTACGATTTTCTAAGAAGGACAAACCTTTATCACCCGCAATCTTTTGTCTTTCTCCTCTTCTTTCAATAGAGTCTAATAAAGATTGCCTTGTTTTTAATATCTTCTCTACACCTATCATAAGTTTTTGTAATAATTCAGCATTCTCTTCATTTAAAAACATATTATCAATTAAGTTTGTAAACTCATTAATTTTTTTATTAAACGCTATAAGTTGTTCGTCTAGTGGGTCAAACTGTAATTCTTTATATTTATTTGCGGCAGCCTTCATTTCTGGTTTAGTGTGACCAGACCATTTATAGCTATTATACAGGTCCATAGAGACAGCTTTTATTCTTTCTTTTTCAGTATAATGTCTATAAGGACTTTCATAATCATATACCATAGCAATCCACTTCATAGCAGTTTGACCTAATTTTTCTGTTTCTAATACCTTGTTAAATTCTGGTACAAGAATAACTCCATTATCCTCTTTTTTAATATCTCCCTTTTTGTTTATTTGTAATAGATACATATTTAAAATCCTGTGTGCATTAATTTAAAAGTATTTTTATAATTCAATTTATTAGTTTTTTTTCTATACAACTTATCTAATTTATAGTGTGGATTTTTACAAAGAGAAACTGTATTATCTAGATATATAAAATTATTATCTTCAATTTTATTTATTAGTAAATCTTCTTCTTTTAGTAAATCGTGAAAGTTATTATAATCTTTTTCTAAATAAAAAAATTCACCTTGCTTGACTATTCTTCCTTTATTTCTATTAGCTATATTCATTTTACAAATATACGAAATTTATTTTATTCCCTATAAACAGAAAACCCCTTTTGATTAAGGGGCTAACTGCATGAAAACATGGAAAAAGCAAAGAAGTTGCAAATATACAAAAAATTTATCCACCATAAGGATTTATCATTTTATTTATATCTTTTACTTTATTATTTACTCCTACATTAAAAAGACTAAACCATTCTGGTTCTTTTGATGGTTGTCCAGGGTCAGGTAAAGTCTCCCAAGGTCCAGGTGTAGGTGTTCTTGGTACTGGGTTATAAGGGTCAGTTGGTGCTGGATATCCAGGGTCAAAAGGTTCTTGTTCAGGTGGAGTAAATTCAGGAAAGTTATTAGGGTTATTAGGATTGGTTCTTTGTTTTTCTATAATTGCTTCTGCTTCTTCTCTTGTTATATTGAGTCTATTCATCATGTCTTCAATCCAATTTCCGCTTTCTCCAAAACCATATGGATTAGTACCTTGTGAAAAATCTTCTTCAATAACTCCTTCTGGATTTAATATATTATCAATTGGTTGGTCTTCACTTTCATTAAAAGGAACTCCATGGTCTCCTACTCTTACAGTCTCACTTCCTTCTGTGGAATTTTGTTCTTGATATTCTTGATGTTCAGGATTTTCATTTAACCATTCATCATAACTTAAGATAGGATTTTGAGGATTGTATTTATCCATGTATCCAAAGGTTTCAGCTAATTGATATCCAGTAGTTTTTTGTTGTTTCTTTGTAGCTTCATCACGATATTCTTGATACGCCTGAAATCCTGGAGGTGGAGTTGCTTTTGATAATTCAGTAGGAGGTCCATCGGTTCCTAAAGTAACCTCTTGTGGTTTAATACTTACTTGGTCATTAGTTAATACACCACGCTGTTCTCCTTGATAAGAAAGAGGATTCATATTTATAATTCTAGTTCCTGCTACATCTGGACTATCTATAGAAAGTTGAGAGAATTGGTTTTTATGTGTTAAATAATCAGCATGATATTTTTCTGGAAGACTTTCCATATTTATATTCTGTCCAAAGGTAACATGAAAATGGTCACTCTCATCTAATACTTCTATATTAAAATCTTCTCTAAACTGTTTACTTTTACTACTATTTAACCAGTTTTTAAACCCTCCAGTAAAATCACCTGCTGCTCCTTCCATATGGTGCATAGGATATAACTTACCAGCTTCTTCCATATTCATTTCTCCAGACTGTACTTTTGCCCAAATATCATCAATCCATCCACTAATCGCATCTGTATCTTGATTATCCCATTCATCTTCAGTTACATTATTATTTTTATAGTCATATAAAGAAACTCCTAAAGAATCTGCTATTGATTGTTGATATTCAGGATATCTTCTATATACTCCAGCATCTTCTCTTTGATATGTACTATACACTCTTGTTTGGTCTTTACCTCCTCTTTGACCACTAGTCATATTTATTTCTCCTGTCCATCCATAATATTGAGCCATAGATATAGCTAGAAAAGTAGATTCATTAACATTACCATTTGTAATACTTTCATTTGACATTCTTGGAAAAGCTCCTCTATTTCTAGAACTCGCTGATTTTGAATAATTTGATTTTGCTTCTACCTCATCTTCATCAGTAGAGTTTTTTTTTACTGTACCTCCTGTATTAAACTTACCTCCTTTACTAAAAGATTTTGATAATGTATTTTTTAATTCAGATTCTGGATTCGTATAAGGGTTCGTCATTTTAGACTCCGAAGGAGTCAATTTTTGGTTTTTGTCTTGAGTGGTCGTCACATACGTTCCTCCCTTCTTGTAAATCTTTCCATCACCCTTAGCGTCTTGAAATAACATCTTAACTATATCCTCGTTTCTCTTTGTCATTTCTTTCTTTACCCCTTTATCTTTATAATATCTTTTATATTCTTTTTTTGCTGTTTCTAAGTCATTATCAATAACAGCTTGTGTAAATTTAGGAAACTTTTTTAAACTACCTAAATTATAAGAAAAATCTGTCAATGCTAATTTTACATTATCTGGTAATGTATCCCAGTCACCCCCCATTTCTGTAATCTTTTCTTTTGATTTGTCTAAATGTTTTGATATTCTATTATTAAACATTTCTTCTATCTCTTCACTTGTTACACCTTGAGATATTCTTAATTTTTCTTCTTCAGAAAACGTAGACATATTAATACCCCATCCAATATTCCGTTCTTTATTAATGCCTACATCAAAAGGAAACCACAACTCTTTATCTGCATCATATCCTTTATTTGCTGCATTTTCACCAAGTTTTAATTGAGCAGAAAAACTTTGATATGAGTCATCAGAAACGTGAGGGTTAATTTGGGGTATTTCAGTTTGATATCCTTCTTTATTCATTCCTGGAGCGTCAGGAAATACTGGTACTTCGGATGCTACTTCTCCTAATCGTCCTCCATCATTAAAAGAGCTTACTCTTGGATTGATTAATTCATGAGCCATTACTGAACCTCCTTCATAAGGAGTTAATCCTTGGTATCCAGGACCTGCACCTGAACCTGATAGTAAATTTCCATAATCATCAGTTAGTCCACCCGCAACTCCTGATAAAACAGTGCCTTCTCCCATGTTTTGTGAATAAGGACTTACATAACCACTACCTACACCACCTTTTCCTTGAATTGCTTGACCAGCACCAAATCCACCTCCAGATGTATACTTAGGAACTCTACCTCCACCATAATACTTAGGGTGACGTCCCCCATGGTTATATATATCATCTCTATAAGCTAAATCAGGATTCGCTAATATTTCAGGTACTTGTTTAAACTTACCTATCATCTCTATCATTTCTCTGTATGTCGCCATATCTTATATTTTATTTATGTTGTTTGCGGAAATTACCTGTTACATTTATCTTACCTCCTTCTCTAAAGACTTTACCTGACCTATGGAATACCCCTTGGTCATCTACATGAACTGTAGCAGCTAAGGCTTTTGATTTTTTAGTTTTCTTTTTCTTAAAGTGACCCGATGTTTTGTATACCTTAGTTGTAGCTTTTGATGAAGCGTCTTGGTCTTTTTTCTTTTGAGCCCATCCTTCATCCGTATTAGGATAATCGGTAGTAGTAACTTTTTCGTAAGCTTTATTAGCTTTAGCTATTCTCTTATTTAACCTTTTTGATTTTCTCTTGCCTATAATTTTTTTAGCCATGACGTTTTATTCTAAATTAACAATATACAAAGATATAAAAAATTTTTATATTTTTTTTATAAATTCTATTTAGTTATGAGAGAGGGATACGATATAGCAAACCTCCCCGTCCTGTTTCGAAAACTTTGAACACCCTAGGGGAGCGTCGTTCCTCCTTCCTGTTTACATTACTAATAACTATTAATCAATACTATACTACTATGAACTACATCATGCTTATCCTATCAGTGCTACTTATCGTAGCTAAACTATTCTTCTTCGCAGCAGCAACCTACCTTATCTACCTATACATCAAAGATAAATGGCCTAAATCAGTACCTAAGCTACCTAAAAGAGATTAATACTCTCTTTTTTGCACAATATATGTGTAATTATAAGTGTGAGTGTGAGCTTGCTAGCTAGTCTAATACCCTTAATACTACTACTATTTACTAGTATTATACAACTACTAACTACTTAATACATTGATAATCAATATGTTATCGAATATCTATCATAAAATATACTAAATAACTAATCAATATATTTATTTAACTGTTTAACATAACATATAAATATGCAGCTAAGTTATACAAAATAATTGACAT